AGGGTGACGAGACCATCGGCGGCCCCGAGGCAACACCGCCCCCGCGCGGCGCCCCCGTGCCGGTCGTAGAGCCCGCAGGCGGCGCTCCCGCCGCTGCCCCCGCTCCGCCTCGCACGGCCCCTGCGGACCCCGCTACGGGCGACGACGTGGACAGCGCGTAGCCCTCACCACCAAAGCACACCATGCCGAACACCATCACCAGCCCCGCGGGCCACCGCGTCGCGGGAGTGCCCGTCGCGCTCGCGGCGAAGGCGACGACCACGGAGACCAGCCCGTGGAACGTGCTCGCCTACGAGGTCGCGCTCAAGGGCCGCGGCGACGTGGCGCTCACGTCTCAGGACTTCGCCGACTGCGTCGCCAACTTCACGCGCTTCGGGCGCGAGGTGCCGGTGGTGCTCTACCACGCGGACACGAAGCCCGACGCCCACCCGCTCGCCGCCGCCGCCCATGGGTGGATTGCGGAGATGCGCGTCGGCACGATGAAGCGCGCGGGGAAGACCGTCGCCACGCTCGAGGCTCGCTTTCGGTGGGTCAACGAAGCGACGCGCGCGATGGTGGAGAACGGCGAACTCGCCTACGGCTCCGTGACGCTGGTGCAGAACGGCACCGACGAGGAGAGCGGCGAGGCGATCGGCTCCTACCTCTGGAGCTTCTCGCTCACCAACAACCCCGCGCTCGTCGACATCCCGCGCATCGCGGCGGAGCGGTACTACGGCCCCCCGCTCGCGACGCGCGACGACGCCCTCGCGATGCTGCGGAGCGTGCTGCGCCTGCCGGTGGCGGCGCCCGCGGCGGAGGTTCTCGCCGAGCTCGACAAGCTCGCGGCGATGATCGCCTCCGACGAGGAGAGCGGCGTCGAGTGGGACGACATCGTCGAGTGCATCAGCGAGGCGATGCGCCTCCCCGCGCTCACGTCCCCCGCTGCGGTGGTCGACGCTGCGAAGCGCGCCATCGCCCCCACGGACACAACGGTCGCGCCGATGGGCGCCGACCTCAAGACTTCGGCGGATGTTCCGCCGCAGAACGGCGGCCCGAGGGTCGCCACGGAGAGAAGCCACATGGCCCAGATGATGACCCTCGCGGCACGGCTCGGCATCGCCGCCGCGAGCGAAGAGGATGCTGCCGCCCGCATCGCGGAGCGCGCGCAGGAGACCGGCGACGTTCGCCGCTCCCTCAACCTGTCGGCGGAGGCGCCCGCCGCCGCCGTCGTCGCGAAGCTCGCCGAGCTCTCGGCCGCCGCGTCCCGCGTCCCCGCCCTCACGGCGGAGATCGAGGCGTCGAAGGCGCGCGAGGCGGAGCGCACCGAGCGCGACATCGCCGCGCACCTGGACGCGATGGTCGCCGCGACCCCGGCGTACCGCAGCGTCCGCAACGCGCTCGAAGTCGCCGCCCGCGCGGACTTCGCCGCGTTCGCCGCGCAGCACCCGCTCCCCAAGGCCGCCTCCTCGTCGCTCTCGCAGCGCGTGACCGGCCTCGGCGCGGAGACCACGCCCACGAACGTGATCGCCATCCCGCGCCGCCACAACGACGCCGCGGGCGAGCGTGCCGCCGCGCTCATGGCCGCGGACCCGAAGCTCTCGTTCGAGGTCGCGCTCAAGACGGCCTCGCGTGAGATCAAGCAGGGGGTGCGCTGATGGGCCTCTCCAGCCGCTTCCCCGGACCGCCGATCCCGATCGTGTCCGAGTCGATCCTCACCGACGGGATGATCGTCCGCGTGGGCTCCGCCGACAACACCGTGCGCCTCCCCGGCGGCGCGTCGCCGACGACCTCGCTCGTGGGCGTGATGTTCCGCCCCGACGGCTCCGCGTGCGCCGCGGGCGACACCATCGACCTCCTGATCAGCGGCGCCTACCCGCTCATCGCGTCGGGCACCATCACCCGCGGGGACTTCGTGACCTCGGGCGGCACCGACGGCTCGGTCATCACCCAGGCCGCCGCGGCGGGCGTCGCCGTCGCCGTCATCGGTCAGGCGCTCGAGTCCGCCGTGAGCGGCGACCGCGTCCTCTGCACCATCAACCCGCTCATCATGCAGGGAGCGTGATCCGATGAACCTCAACAACCAGATGGCCGAGCTCCAGATGGAGCTGCTCATGGCGCGCGGCATGTCCGCCGACGCCGCCGCGCGCGTGATCGAGGCGAGCTTCTCGCCGTCGAGCGTCCACGTCGACGCGCCGCTCTCCAACTTCGCGAGCATGATCCACAACCGCGACATGATCGCGGACATGGTGATGCCCGTCGTGACGGTGAACAAGCCGAGCGACAAGTTCTTCGTGTACGCCGCGAACACCATGTTCGAGGAGCAGAACGCGAACCTCGCGGGCGCCGAGGGGATGCCCGGCCGCGTCCGCTACCAGATCAGCACGGACAACTTCTCGTGCGTCGACTACGGCCTCATGGACTTCGTGTCCAACAAGGAGATGGCCGCGGCCGACGCGCCGATCGATCCGCAGATGCACGCCGTCAAGGTCGTGACCTCGCGCCTCGACATCGCCAAGGAGCGCCGCGTGGCGGGCGTCGTGTTCGCGACGGGCTCGTACGGCTCCAACACCGCGGCGCTCTCGGGCGCCGACCGCTGGGACGTGTCGACGAGCGACCCCGTCCAGAAGATCGACGACGCCATCGAAGCCTGCGACGAGCGCCCGAACATCATGGTCATCGGCGCCCAGGCGTGGATGAAGCTCAAGAACCACCCGAAGCTCAAGGAGCTCATCCTCTCGCGCGCCGCGACCGTCTCGGGCGCCACGCCCGACCGCGTGACCACCGACCTCGTCGCCGCGCTCTTCGAGCTCGAAGCGGTGTACGTCGGCAAGGCGAAGTACGTGAGCAGCCGCGAGGGTCAGACCGCCACCAAGGGCTACGTGTGGGGCAAGTCCTGCGCGCTCATCCGCGCCACGGACAACCCCGGCCCGCGCGAGACCTCGGTGTTCGCGAAGCAGTTCCGCTTCCAGAACCGCATCACGCAGACCGTCGACGCGCCCCTCCCCGGGCTCGACGGCGGCATGTACGTGAAGGTCACGGAGTCGATCGACGAGAAGGTCGTCGGCGGCGCGGCGAGCGGGTATTTGTATACGACGGTGGTCTCCTGACCATGTCGAGGCAGAACCGCCCGCAGTCGGCGCGTGACGGTGGGTTCCGGGGAGGCTTCTCGCCGCCCCCGCCCTCCGTCGCAACGCCTCGCTCGCAGCCCCTCCCGGGGCCGCAGGCGCGTCCCGACGATGCCGCCCCCGCGGCGCCCGTCGTGGTCACTGCGGTGCCTTCCCCGGAGCCCGTCGCCGTGATGGTGACGCCGCCTCCCGCACCTGCGCCGCCGCGGTTCGTGGCGCTCGTGCGCATCCATGCCGGTCACACGTACGAGCCGGGCGAGGACATCCCCGAGCGAGTGGCGATGGACGGCCTCACCTGCGGCGAGCACTGGCGCCGTGGCTGAACTCACCGCGATCATCACGACGGCGGACATCACCGGCCGCATGTCGACGCAGGCGTACACGCGCCTCTACGCAAAGAACGGCGGGAGCACCGTCGACACCACCTTCCGCGACCTCATCATCACCGAGGCGAACTCTCGTATCCGCACCCTCACGCGCGCCGCGTTCCCCTCGGGCCTCTACACCACCACCGACACCGTCGATCCCGAGGTCGCAGGCCGCGGCGTCGACATCGCGAACATGATCGCCGCGTCTCGCCACACCAGCGCGGTCGACGAGACGGGCTCGTACATGGCCCACGGCCGCGCCGCTGAGAAGTTCTTCCGCGAGATGAGCCGCGACGCCGACGCGCGCCCGCCCAACTCCAACGCGAGCGTGGGCGATGCGAAGCCGCGCGCGAACAACAACAACATCACCGACACCGCGGGGCAGTACACGATGCCCTACAACCGCGCCGCCGACCGCCGGGACGCATCGGACTTCTGACCGTGGGCGTGCTCGTCGACGCCGTCGCGGAGATGATCGCGGAGGTGAGCCGCGCGCTCCCCCGCGCGCTCACGTCGGGCGGGAAACTCGTCGCCGCCTACGCGCGTGCAAACCACCCGTACACGAACCGCACGTTCAAGCTCCAGCGCCACACGGAGTGGCAGTTCACCGAGGGCAACCTCTACCGCGGCTACCGCGTCGAGATCCACGGCGGGATGCCCTACGGCTCGTTCGTCGAGGACGGCACCAGCCGCAATCGCCCCTACCCGTACCTCTGGCCTGCGTGGCAGCGGGAGCAGGCGACGGTGGTGCAGATGATCGAGGCGAGCATGGTCGGCGCGGTCAACACCGTGAACATCCGGGGCAAGGTCTGACGTGGCCGCGACCCTGACCTCGATCGAGCTCGCGCTGTACACCGCGCTCTCGGGGCTCCTCACGAACGTCACTACGGGGCCGACGACAACGCGCCCCTTCGCGTGCGTCGGGCGCTACGCCGGGCAGGTGCCGCAGGAGGGTCTCGCCGAGGCCGCCGCGGCGTGGCCCTGCGCGCTGCTCCGCTTCGACGACGACATCAGCACGCGCGACGTGCTCGGCTTCGGCGTCGAGTCGATCGAGGACCGCGCGCTCGCATCGTTCTCCGTGCTCGTCGGCGTCGAAGACCCTCGCGACATCGCGGACGGAATGATCGGCGACGCGAACGTCCCCGGCCTCCTGCGCCTCGTCGACCTCGTGATCGCAGCGTGCAACGGCGTGACATACGCTGACCCGCACATGCAGATGAGCGTCCGCTACTCCGGCACGCGCGCCGAGGTCATCAAGCGCGGGACCGTCTACGTGTACGCGGTGCGCTTCGACGCGACGCGCGACGCCGCGGGCGCAGCCTTCGACGCCTCGGGCGCGACGCTCATCCCCGGCGTTTACAGCGACATCAACATCGTCGGCACCGGGACGCCCGCGCCGAACCCGCTCGTGCAGATCGTCTCAGACCCCAACCCGTGAGCAACACCCCCATGAACATGATCCGAGTCCGCGCCGTCGGCGACGCGAAGCTCCCCGTGCCCGGCGTCACCGCCGCGCGCTACGTGGGGCGCAACCGCGACGGCTCCGTGATCGCCGAGGGCGTCGTCGTCCCCGCCGACTCCTACTACACCCGCGCCGTCGCGCGCGGCGACCTCGAGCTCGCGGGGGTGTCGTCGTGACGATCGCCGTCGCTGGTGTCTCCGCCTCGCGGAAGACACCGGGCATCAACTTCAACGTCATCCTCGGCGGCCCCGGCAGCGCGAGCGGGTCGGCGACGAAGAGCATCATGCTCCTCGGGAACCTGATCGGGACGACGATCACGGGCGCGTCTCCCGCCCTGAGCGTCACCGCGGGCACCGCCACCAACGCGGTGGTCGTGAGCGTGCCGAGCGAGGCCGACGCGCTCACGCTCTTCGGTCAGGGCTCGGAGCTGCACCGCATGGCGAAGGCCACCTTCGCGCAGTACCCCGACGCGACCGTCTACGCCTGCCCCGTCGCCGACGCGGGCGGCACCGCCGCGAGCGTCGCGCTCACGTTCGTCAACGCGGCGACCGCGGCGTTCACGATCCGCCTCAAGATGTGCGGGCTCACCTTCGACGTGCCCGTCGCGTCGGGCGACTCCATCACGACGATCGCGGGCAACGTCGCCGACTACATCAACGACAACGCCGACCTCCCCTACACCGCGCAGAACAGCGCGGGCGTCGTGACCATCACGGCGAAGCAGACCGGGCCGCGCGGCAACTGGCTCATCGCCGACGCCTACTTCGTCGCCGCGGGCTCGACCACCGAGACGCGCATCACCACCTCGGCGGTCACGTCGTCGGGCGCCACCACGGGCGCGTGGAGCGGCAACGGCAGCGTCTACGGGTCGGGCACCACCTTCGAGGTTCCGCTCGGCTCTGGCGCCACCCAGGACACCTTCGCGGCGGCGCTCGCGGCCATCAACCCGACGCGCTACGACCGCATCGTCTGCGCCTGCACCGAGGCCACCAACGCGGACCTCGTGGTCACCGAGCTCAACGCGCAGGCGGGGCCGACGGTGCAGCTTCTGGAGCAGGCCGTGATGGCCTTCCCGGGCACCGCCGCCAACGCGGTGACGCTCGCCTCCGGGCGCAACGCCTCGCGGCTCCAGGTGGTGTGGCACTACGCGAGCGTGATGCCCCCGCCCGACGTGGCCGCGCAGGTGTGCGCCGCGCGCCTCAACGGCGACTCCGCCGCGGGCGGCATCCTCGTGGGCGAGAACGTCGACCCGGCCGCGAACCTCGACGGCGTCAACCTCGCGACGATCCCGATGCAGCGCCTCGTCGCCGACCGCCCCACGGGCACCGAGATCGAGAGCGCGCTGAACAACGGGCTGACCGTGCTCGCGCCCTCCGCGGTGCGCCCCTCGCTCGCGCGCGTCGTCCGCTCCGTGACCTCGCGCTCGCTCGCCTCCGGCGTGCCGAACTACGCGGTGATCGACACCGAGTACGTGACGGTCGTGGACTACTGCGCCGACGACCTCCGCTCGTACCTCACGAGCACGCTGCAAGGCGCGAAGCTCGGGGCCGACGGCGCCGACGGCAACCCCGCCTCGCGCGCCTCCAACATCACGACGCCCAGCATCATCCGCGGGCTCATCTACGGCAAGCTGAAGCTGTACGAGGAGGCGGGCATCCTGCGGGACGTGGACGCCAACGCCTCCCTCCTCGCGGTCGAGGCCGACGGCGTCACCCCCGGCCGCGTCAACTGCGAGATCCCGACGGAGCCCGTGAGCGCGCTCCATCAGGTCGCGGGCAACGTCCGTCAACTCGCGAGCCTCTGAGGAGCACTGAGAAATGGCCGCCTACTCCGCACCTGGATTCGTCGTCTACCGCGGGCGCCCCGCGCTCGAAGCCACGTCCATCACCGTCGACGCCGACAGCGGCAACAAGGACGTGGTCACCATCCTCAAGGGCCGCGCTGGTCACACCGGCGGGCCGCTGATGACCACGATCAACGTCGACAACGCCATCCCCTCCACCGGCCCCGAGGTCGACTGGTTCGGCATCTGCGCCTCGCACGCCGAGATCGAGCTCGGGTTCAAGATCGCGGGCGACACGTTCCGGTTCTCCGGTGACGTGCGCACGGTGAAGATCGACACGAAGGCGGAGGGCACGCCCAACGGGCTGTCCTTCACCTTCCACGGCACCTACCTCGGGACGCTGTGACGGAGCCCGACTACCTCAAGGGCTCCAAGCTCTCGAAGCTCCTCGCGGGACGTGAGCGCCCCGTGCGGCGCTTCGAGCTTGAGGTGGTGCGGGAGGGCGGACCCGAGACGCTCCGCCTCGCGGTGCGCACGCTCTCGACGGCGGAGCAGGAAGCGTCGCACGCGGAGGCGACCAAGTTCCTCACGGGACTCGGGGGCTGGCGCAGCGAGGACATCCTCACCGACCTCGGGAACAGCATCCTCAACCTCGAGGTCATGGTGCAGACGCTCGCGCTCGCGCTCGTCGACCCGGAGCGCCCGTCAACGGCGCTCGCGGCGGACGCGGCGGAGGTGCGGCGGTGCTTCGACGTGGACGAACTCCGCGCGTGCTTCGACGAGTACGAGCGGCACGCGTTGGAGCGGTCGCCGTTCCGCCACCTGAAGACGCTCGCCGAGGTGAGGGAGGTAGCTGACGCGCTGGGAAAAGGGCTGATGCAGCCGACCAGTTTGCAGCGCTACGACAACACTTCGCTGCAACTCATCATCACCTCACTGGTCGACTCGCGGCGGAGATGGACGACGGCGAACTCCTCGGATACGTCGCCGCCGCTCGACTCGCCCGCCGACTCGTCGCCGACATCATCGACGCCGACGACACCCCGGATGACGGTCTCCGACGAGCCCACGCAGCCCTGACCGCGATGACCCCGAAGCCCTGACAGATGGCCCGCGCGGTACTCCAGATCGACGGCGACACGAGCGGCCTCGCGGCTGCGTTCGGCGCCGCCACGCGCGCCGCCCGCGAGGCCGAGAACGCCGCGCGTCGCACCGGCAACGCCTACCGCAACAGCGCGCGCGACATGGTCGCAGCGGAGCGGTCGGTCGCAGCCGAGGCGCAGCGCGCGGTGTCGGCGCACGTCCGCGCGGAGCAGCAGAAGGTCCGCGCCGCGCGCATGAGCGCCGACGCTCGCAAGCGTGCGGAGCAGGAGGCTACGCGCGTCGCGCAGGAGGAGTCGCGCAAGCGCGGCCTCAGCGCGGAGCAAGAGGCGCGGGTGAAGCAGAACGCGCTAGAGCGCTTCACGCGCCTCTACGAGCAGGAGGAGCGCAAGCAGACGGCGACGACGGAGCGCGAGGCCCGCAACCGCGCGCGATCGTTGCAACAGACGCGGCGCGCAGAACAGCGCGGCGTCGAGCGGGTCGCGAGCGCGGCGGGTACGGCGGGCACGGCAGCAGTCGGCTTTGCCGGTAGCGCAATCGGCATGGTGCGCGACGCGCGTCAGGCTCGCGCCGCCTCCGCGCGGCAACTCACGCACGCCGTCATGGGCAGCGGCGGCAGCGCGGCGGACGTGACCTCGACGCAGCGCAGCGTGCAAGCGTTCGCGCTGCGAACCGGCATGACCACCGACGAGGTCTCTTCGGCGTTGATCGAAGGCCAGCAGCGCGGCTCGGTGCTCCAGCCCGGCGAGGGACAGACGCGCCAGCAGGCGCTAGACGCCGCGCTCGAAACCGTCGCCGAGGCGAACGCCACGGGCACCAACGCGGGCGCCATGCTCGCGGCGCGCGGTCGTCTGTCGGGCCTCGGGCTGCGCGGCGACGCGCTCAAGGAGGCGATGCGTTACAGCCTCCGCGCCGCCGACCTTGGCAACGTCGAGGTCGACCAGATCATCCAGCAAGGTCTCCCCGGCGCATCGCGCCTCATGGCGACGCGGACGGCGATGCTCGGCCCCGGCGCTACCGACGAACAGCGGCAACAGGTGGCGCTCGCTGCGTTCCGCGAGTCCGTCGCGTTCCAAGAGGTCACCGCGGGCGAGGGCAACGCGCCGCGCAACATGGCGAACACCCTCGCCAACTTGCAGACGTTCCTCCGCACGCCGCGCCGCCAAGAGGCGATCCTCACGAACATTCGCACCGCCGAGGAGCAGGCGAACGTCAACACGCCTGAGGGCCTCGCGCGCCGCAACTCGCTGCGTGCCCTGCGGGAGTCGATGTTCGAGGTCGACCCGACGCGCACGGGCGGGGCGATGCGCATGAAGGCGGGCGCCACCCCGCTCGAACTCGCCGCACGCCTCACGTCGGCGTCAGGCGGCGACGCCAACGCGGCGATGGCGATGCTCGCGGGCACCGGCCAAGGCAACGCGCAGTCTATCCTCGCGAACATGCGCGGCGTGTTGGAGTTCCTCGGGCGCACCAACGCGAGCGGTCAGACCGGCGGCGCCCGCGTCACGGAGATGATGGGAACGGCGGGCGTCACCGACGCGGAGATCGCGGAGCGGCGGCGCGTGGTCGAGGGCGACGAGCAGTCGCGCATCAACCGCCTCGAAGAGACGCGCCTCAGCGCGTTGACGAACAACACCACGGAGTTGACGCGGCTCACCAACTCCATCGACCAGTTCAACGCGCGCAACCCTCTCATGGGGGCGGGCATCGTTGCGGGCGGCGGGGCGGCCGTCGCCGCGCTGGGCGCCAAGGGCACGGCGATGCTCGGCACCGGCCTTCTCGCGGGCGAGGGCGCTCGCGCCGTCATCACGGGCGAAGACCTCACCGGGCGGAAACTCTCCGCGAGCGAGCGGGTCTTCCGCGGCGTGTCGTCCGTCATGGGCGGCGTGCTCGCAGGCCCCGCGGGCTTCCTCGCGTCGCAGGCGATGGGAGGCGTTCGAGACGTGGCGGGCGTCGTCACCAACAACGCTCCGGAGGGCGCTACCGGCGAAGTGATGACGCAGGTTCAACGCGCCCTTGCCGACCTCTCCGCAGTGCTCCGCGGTGGCATCACCGCCACGATGGACCCCACCGCCGCCCAGCAGGCCGCGACGCTGACCCCCGCCGCAGGCGCCCCCGCACGATGAGCGACTTCCTCTCCGGCCTCGCTGAAGCCTCCTACGAGGGCAAGCGCTTCCCGCTCGTCGGCGCGGAGACGAAGGGCGGCAACGACGTTGCGCGCCACGTCGCCTACCGCCGCCGCGGGGCCGATGTGGAGTTCACGGGGCTGCGCGCCTACGAGGGCAGCTTTCAGATCCCGCTCATCAACACCCCCGCGCTCGTCGCGATCTACGGTGACCTCGCCAACGACCTCCGCGCCGACCTCCTGACGCTGTTCGAGTCCACGCCCATCGGGCAGCTTCAGCACCCGACGTTTGGGGTGCTCACGGCGGCGATCACCGACTGGTCCGAGCCCATCGACGCGGGCGCGCGCAGCGGCGTGACGTGGTCGGTGCAGTGGGTCGAGCACAACGGCACGGCCTCGCTCACCATCGGCGCCGACGGCTCCGCCTCCGCGACGAGCGGCACGGTCGAGGACATGGCGGCGACGGCCGACGCCTCCGCCGCAACCGCTGGCGTCGCGGGCTACACGCCGACGAAGCCCACCATCGCCTCCGGCGTCGAGTTCCTCGAGGCCGCGCCGCGCGCGTTCACGCAGGTGCTCGACGCCTTCCGCCAGATGTCGCAGGTGGTCAACAACAACCTCGCGCTCAACGGGATGAACGGCGCGAGCGTCAACGCGGCGACGCGCGCGCAGATGAACCTCCGCTCCGCCATCGATGCGCTGCGCGGTCAGTACGTCGTCGGCGACTCGCGGCTGCGCTACTACACCGTCCCCGCAGGCATGGCCGCGTGGGAGGTCTCGCTGATGGTCTACGGGCGCTCCGATCGGGTGCGCGACCTCATGCAAGCGAACACCTTCACCGACCCGCTCGCGGTGCCCGCCGGGACCATCATCACGGTGACGCCGTGACGGTGACCAGCAACACCGTTGACCACGAGGTCGCGCTCACGCTCGCGTCGACCGACCGCCCGCTCGACGTGTGGGATGAGTACATCATCACCACCGACATGCTCTCGGCGGGCTCCGCGTTCACGTTCGCGATGTGGCGCAGCGAGACCCGCCGCGCGTCGTGGGACGTGCTGCGCCGCGAAGTGAAGTGCATGGACGCGGTCGTGTTGAAGATCGACGGCGCGACGCAACTCAACGGCCGCATCGAGACGATCGAGACGAGCGCCGACGGGCACAACGAAGCGCGCATGATCCTCTCCGGCCGCGACCTCGCAGGCCCCGCGCTCGACTGGGACGCCGACCCCACCGCCAACATCTCGGGGCTCACGCTCGAGGCGGCGCTCCAACGGGTGTTCGCGAGCGTCGGCCTCCCGGTGCGCGTGACCACCGCGGACGCGGCCCGCGAGGTCACCACGAGGCGCCGCACGGGCGGCGGACTCACGGCGACGGAGGCGGCGGCGTCGAGCGCCCCGCGCTCCCCCCTGAGCCCCGAGATGAGCCGCGCTCTCCGCGAGGCGGCGGCGCTCCCCTCGCTCACGTCGGCGCCGATCGTCGGCGTCGGCCGCGACATCACCCCGTTGACGCCCCGCAGGCGCGTCGCCCGCGCTCGCGCAAGGGCGATCAAAGACATCATCATCCCCGCGGCGCACCCTCGCCCGTCGGAGCGGGTGTGGCACTTCGCGGAGTCGATCGTGTCGCGCGTCGGCGCCATGATGTGGGTCGCGCCCGACGCGGAGCACGGGCTGACGATCGTGGTCGACGCGCCCGCCAACGACGACCCTGCGACCTACGCCTTCACGCGCCGCATCGCAGGCAACGTCACCGACCCCGCGTCCAACATCCTCGCGCTCACCGAGTCGATCAGCACGCGCGAGACCCCGACGACGGTCACCGTCTACACGGGCTCCAAGCGCGGCGACAACGTCTCCGCCCGGCAGCGCTCCGAGGTGTTCAACGGCTCGCTGACGACGCGCTCCATCAACCGCGGCTTCGTGGTCGAGGAGCCGCCGGAGCAGCCGCGGCACATGAGGTCGACGCGAGCGAAGACGTTGACCGCCGCCGCGCAGGAAGCCTCCCGCGTCATCGCCGACGCGAACCGCACGTTCCGCACCGTCACCCTGAAGGTGCGCGGCCACGGGCAGGTAGTCGACGGCGTGCCGCTCCTCTACGCCGCGAACACCATCGCGCGCGTCTTCGACAGCGTGTGCACCGACTCGGAAGGCAACCCGCTCGACGAGGACATGCTCATCACGAAGGTGACGTTCAAGCGCACGCGCGCGGCCGGTACCACCACTGAGTTGACGCTCGTGCCCCGCGGCGCGGTGAGGCTGGACCCCGATGTTTGAAGGCGTCGACGAGCTCCTCGACTTCGTCAAGCTCTCGCGCCTCACGGTGTCGACGGCGAACCGCGTGACCACCGCGCAGATCACGGGTGCGGGCGACGCGGGCGACGACTCCACCGCCGAGACCGTCGACGCCTGCGAGGTGGTGCAACCCCTCGGGCTCATGGCGAACCCCACGCTCGCGGCGACGACGGAGGCGCTAATCGCCCGCCTCGGCGACCGCCCCGTGGTGCTCGCGATCATGGACAAGGGCCGCGCCGCGCAGGCCGTCGAGGCGGGCGGCGTGAAGCTCTACGGCCCCGGCTCCGCCAACGCCGCCGCGGTGCTCTACATCCGCGCGTCGGGCGCGATCGAGCTCACCACCGTCACGAACACCGACGCCACGCTGACCGCGGGCGGCACCGGGCGAATCGTGATGCAAGACGGGTCGCAGGCGTTCGTCCGCGGCAACCAGTTCTCGACGGCGACGGGCACGTTCACCACGGCGATCACCGCACTGCTCTCCGCGATGACCGCTTACGTGACGGCGATCCAAGCCATCGCGGACCCCGCCAACGCATCGACCCCGGCCATGCTCACTGCGATCACGACCGCGTCGGTCGCGTCGAGCGCGTACGGCAGCGCGACCGCGTCGAGCCTCTCCACGAAGATCGCAGGCCAGTGACCGTCTACGCCTACACGCAACGGCACGATCCGACGACGGGTGAGCCCATCATGGACGGCAACGAGCGCGCGGAGTCGCAGGCCCCGCAGACGGAGCGCGCGCTGATGGCGCTCCGCACGTCGAAGGGATCATGCCTCGTTGACCCCGACTTCGGCGTCGAGTGGTCGCGCATCACGAAGCTCGGCACGGGCGCGGCGGCGACGGCGAAGGCGATCATCACCGCGGGCCTCGCGTTCCTCACGCGCGACGACTCCATCGTCAACCTCGTCGTGCTCTGCGAGGTCGACGTGTCGCGCGGCCTCCTGCTCTACGACGTGAGCTTTACCGACCCGCGCCTCGATCGGCGCGCGCGCATTCAGGGAGAGGTGTAGCGGTGGCATTTGTCGGCGCTTCGCGGGACGAAATCCGCGATCAACTGCTGTCCTACCTGCGAGCGGAGTACGCCGCGGCATCGCCCGCGCGCACCCTCCTCACGTCGCGCGGCTCGCCCGATTGGCTCAACGCCTCCGCCCTCGCCGTGCTCCTCGAGGGGCTCGAAGCGCAGGCCGAACAGAACACCCGCGACATCCTCCCGGACCAGGCGAGCGACGAGGCCCTCGCGCGCCACGGGTACGTGTACGGCGTCGACCGCCGCACGGGCGTTGCCGCGCGCCTCACGGTGACGGTGACGGGGTCGCCTTCGGTCACGGTGACGATCGCCGCGGGCAACACGATGACCTGGACCGACGGGACGCTCTACCTCGTCACGAGCACGAGCGTCGCGCTCAACGGCGGCGGTTCGGGCACCATCAACGTCACGGCGACGACGCTCGGCGCGAGCACGACGCGCACCGTCGCCGACGTGCTCACGTTCTCCTCGGCGCCGTCGGGGCTCAACGCCACGGGCGCGGTCGCCTCCGTCGTCACGACGGGCGCGGATGACGAGACCTCGCAGGCGTGGGCGCAGCGCATCGTCGACCGCCTCCGCTTCCGCCCCGGCGCAGGCAACGACGCCGACTGGCGGACGTGGGCGTTTCAGTACGTGGCGCTCGACATCCGCGAGGTGTGGGTCTACCCGCGCGTCCAGCCGCCGACCTCGTACCCCGGCCTCGGCACCATCGGCGTGCTCGGGTGCGTGACCGTGCTCGCCGCGGGACCGCCGCAGGGCGACAGCCCGTCCAACACCCGCCTGCTCGGTACGTCGGGCGCGAACCTGACGGAGGTCGAGGAGTACATCAACGGGACGCGCAACGCGCTCGGGCTCCCCGTGAGCAACGGCACGCAGCTCCGCCCCGTCACCATCTCGCCTGCGGACGTGAGCGTCGAGGCGCTCACCATCCAGAACCAGGCGGTGATCGCGACGGTGACGATGAACAGCGCCAACGCCTTCTCGTTCAACTTCACCGCGACGATCGACGCCTCCACCACGCAAGGCTCGCTGGTGCTCGTCGGCAACTACACCACGGGCGCGACGGACCTCGAAGACGAGGCCGTGTTGGTCAACGTGGGCACGAGCACCTACCGCGGCGGCTACTACCGCGTCGTGCTCCCTGCGGGGTCGTACAACGGCGGGACGGGGCTCACGACGTTCACCATCACCCCCGTGCTCCCCGCGGCCCCCACGGGCACGCTGTACCCCGCGCCCGCGAACTGGAGCGCCTTCCGCCTCGCGGTGTTCAACTACTTCGACGTGCTCGGTCCCGGTGACACGACGCCCGCGATCCGCTTCCCGACGGAGGACTACTCCTCCCGCGCGACGCTCTACCTTCAGGGGCTCGCGTCCGCGATGATGTCCGTGCCCGGCGTGCTCACTGCGACGGTGACGACGCCCGCGGCGGACACCACGCCCGCGCGGAAGACGGTGCTCGCGCTCTCGACGCTGTTGGTGGTGCAGTGACGGCGCAGTACGTCGCGCGCTCCTCCGACCTCGCCTACTACCTCCCGGTCCCGAAGGCTTACGGGTGGGCGTTCGCGCGATCGATGGACCCCGGCGGCGCGGCCCTCGTCACCGCAGTGCTCCTGCGCGACGGGCTCATCTACCTCATGCGCAACAGCCCGACGCGCGCGGGCTCCTACGTGCTCGACATGGCGACGCAGGGCAGCGCGACGGCGGGCGCGGAGACGGTGTCGGGCAACGCGACGGGCGTGCCCCTCGCGGTGTTCCTGAGCGAGATGAATTTCCGATGGAGGACGTGGGCCGTGGACAACGGCATCGACCCCGCGGACAGCGCGGGCGGTCCCGCCTACGGTGGCCCCGTGTGGACCGCTGAGGGTGAGGCGCTCGCGACGCTGCAACTCGCGGCGACCGCGTGGGGATGGTTGCCGCTGTGACTCAGATGCAGCGATACGTACCGTCGGCGCCCCAACACCTTCCGCGGCACGCGACGCCGCACGCGCCGCAGTTGCCGTTCTCCGTGAGGTCCGTCTCGCAGCCGTTGGCGTTGGTGCCGTCGCAGTCGCCGCGCCACCCCCTGCACACGTCAACGCACTGCCCCGACTGGCACGATCGGTCGTACCCCGGGCGCAGCGTCCCGCACTGTTCTACGGCGTCGCAGGGGCGCCCCGCGTCCACCACCGGAGCGGCGTCGGGCGGAGGCGGCGGGGGTACCGCGCACCTCCCCGCGGCGCAGGCGACCCCGAAGTCGCACAGCCGCCCGCAGGCCCCGCAGTTGAGCGCGTCGGTCGCGAGGTCGACGCACGCCGGGCCGCACGTCACCAGCCCCGGAGCGCAGCCCGCGGGGCGGGGCTCCTCGGGGGCGTCAGGGGGCGCCGGGGCGTCGGGGGCTACCTCCGCCCGCGCCGCGGCGTCCTCGGTCGCTGCGGGGGCGTCCGCGAGCCACGAGAGCACGGGCGACGGAGCACACGCGGAGATCACGGCGACGACGAGGAGGGTGCGCATGGACGCAGTGTACGTGTTTCCTCTAGACAAGGCGACAAGCCCGTGCCTGTGAACGCCCCGCAGTCACTCCCGACCGCAGCGACCGACGCGGGCACCCTCGCGCGCCAGTTCCTCCGGCTGATCGGCCCCGGGCGGCAAGCGCCCGACGGGAGCCTCGCGGCGGCCGACGCCCTCGGGTACGGCGCGACCCTCGCCGACTCGCGGCAGATGCTCCTCGACACCGCGGAGGAGGCGTTCCCCTCCCTCGCCAACGACCTCCTCGCGGAGTGGGAGTCGCTCCTCGGCGTGCCGTCGGACTCGACGCTCTCCGACACGGAGCGGCAGTCGATCCTCGTCGCGCACACCCGCGCCCTACTCGGCGCGTCGCCGCAGGCGATCGAGAGCGCGGTGTCGGCGTACACCGGGACGTGCACCGTCAACGAGACGAACAGCTTCGACGTGTGGGACTCCGACCCGCACCCGACGGCCGACACGCGGCGCAACGTCTTCCGCTTCTGCCTCACGGTCCCGATCGCGTACGTCCAGAGCTCGCGGAAGCTCGCGGCGGTCTACGCGATCGTGAACCGGATGCGCCCGTCGCACACGCAGGCGGTCGTCGCCAACATCCTCGGTGTGAAGTCTGAGACCGACGCGCACCTCGTCGAAATCACCGCAGTGGGAAGCTGAATGGAACGCATCAACCCGTACAGCATCGGCCAGAAGATCTTCAACGTGTGGTTGAACGAGTTGCAAGACCTCGGCGTCGCGCATCGCGCGTCAACGGTCGGCGACCTCTCAGCCATGGGCGACGGGATCGAGGCGCGGCTGTGGCAGGCGACCGCGGACCTCAGCACCGCGACGATGATCGCGGTGGACGACGAGGTCATCTCGCTCGTCGACACGGGCACCGATCCCGCGACGCTCAC